ACCGACAAAGTTAGATTAAGCAACGGACCTTTCCTTGCTAGGATTGTCAGTCACCTTGACCCTAGTTTTATGGGCGGTTTAGAAGTTACTCTGTTGAAAGATCAAGGCAATGAGATCGGCGACGACAGTCAAAGTTTTGTTGTTCGCTGTGCGATGCCTTTCTTTGGGTACACTGCATTTGAACACATGGGTCAAAACGACGGATCAAAGAACACACTCGAAGGCTTCAACGACACTCAAAAATCCTATGGTATGTGGTTTGTTCCTCCTGATATTGGAGTCAACGTCTTGGTATTTTTTGTGGATGGCGATCCTAGTCAGGGATTCTGGATGGGCTGTGTGCCTGCAAAATTTTCCAACAACATGGTGCCAGGCATTGCAGCCAGCACAGAAGTGTCTCTTGATGACGCAGATAAAAAACGTCTCAACACCAAACAGCCGTTACCAGTTGCTGAAATAAACAAACGAGTTAATCTCAAAAATCAAAAAATAAATCCAGACACAATTAAAAAACCTCTGCATCCTATTGTTGAAAGATTTTTAGAACAGGGGCTATTGGAAGACGATGTTCGAGGCTTTACAACATCCTCAGGCCGTAGAGAAGCCCCTAGCATGGTCTATGGTATTTCGACTCCCGGCCCTCTTGATCGAAGACCAGGTGCTAAAAAATCTCTAATCGGCAAGCAAGATGATTTCACACAAACTACAGTACCGGTAAGTCGTCTTGGTGGGACTCAGTTTGTCATGGACGACGGTGATGATAGATATGTTAGAAACACTCCAGCTAGTTCTGGTCCCGTAAAATATATAGATGTTAGCAACGGTGTTGATGCAGCTTCAGGAGAAAAGACCACTTCCAAGGGAGATCCTACAATACCCTACGGTGAGTGTGTTAGGATTCGTACTAGAACAGGGCATCAGATTCTCCTACACAACAGTGAAGATTTAATCTATATTGGCAATGCCAAAGGCACAACCTGGATAGAAATGACAGCAAATGGCAAGATCGACATCTATGCCAATGACAGTGTTTCTCTGCATACCCAGACAGATCTCAACATTCGTGCTGATAGAGATATTAATTTAGAAGCTGGCCGTAACATCAATATGAAAGCCATCAGCGGTAGAACTCGAATGGAGATGTCTCAGAATTGGGAAGTCTTAGTAGGACAAGATGGCAAGATCAGTGTAGGCGGTGTATACGAACACGTGGCAGTTGGAGACAGTAAAATTACTGTGGGCGCCAACTTTGATCTACGAGTCAACGGCGCAAATAAATTTACCGCTGGCGGAACCACAGATATCAAGAGTGGCGGGAATATCACACAAAGCGGTGCAAGAATTGATCTAAACAGCTTTCCAGCCGCTACCGCTGCTGCGGCTTCGCCGATCTCGGCAATCCCAACGCACGACAACATAGCAACTTCAATTGACGCAGGGTGGGCAGAAAAATACAATGCATCAACCATCAGCAGTATTATGAAGCGTGTGCCTATGCACGAGCCGTGGCCACTGCACGAAAATCAAGCTCCGGAGCAATTGACTCCAAGCAACACAGATAGGGAAGTCTAATATGGCAAATAAACTTTATAATCAAAAAACAGTAGCAGTAAACAAAGCTTCTGTTGGATCCGCTGGCAGCACTAGTTTTGCCTACAAAGGTTTTAACTCTGCAGAATCAAAGAAAAACTACAAGCTATATGACGCTGACCTAGTCAAGCAGGATCTAATGAATCACTTCTATATTCGCAAAGGTGAAAAATTAGAAAACCCAGAGTTTGGCACAGTGATCTGGGACGTTATATTTGAACCTTTTACTGAAGAAGTTAAAAATATTATTTCTAAAGATGTTGAAACTATTATTAATTACGATCCAAGAATACAGGTCAACGAAATACAAATAGACAGCACAGACCAGGGCATACGAATTCAAGCTGATATTACTTACATCCCATTTAATATCAACGAAAAAATGACTTTTGACTTTGACAAAAATAACTCTATCATTAACTGACCAGTTTATTTTGTTTGGTAAATATAGGATAGGATATAAAAATGACAACGACAGCTAGACAAAACAACCTTATTTTAAATCAAGATTGGACTAGAATTTATCAGACATTTAAAAATGCTGACTTCAAAAGCTACGACTTTGAAAATCTACGTCGAGTTATTATCACATATCTACGTGAAAATTATCCAGAAGATTTTAATGATTATATTGAGTCGTCGGAGTATATGGCGCTCATTGACGCGGTTGCATTTTTAGGTCAAAGTCTTGCTTTCCGTATTGATCTAGCATCAAGAGAAAACTTCATTGAGCTTGCAGAAACCAAAGAAAGTGTTTTAAGAATTGCAAAAATGCTCAGCTATAACTCTAAAAGAAATATAGCATCTAAGGGCCTGCTAAAATTTTCTACAGTTACTACCACAGAAGAAATATTAGACAGTGACGGAAAAAACCTAGCACAACAAATTATCAGTTGGAACGATCCAACAAATACAAACTGGTTAGAGCAATTTTTATTGGTATTGAATTCTGCAATGGCAGACAATACTGAATTTGGACGCAGCCAAGGCTCTGCAATCATTGAAGGCATTCAAACAGAACAATATCGATTTAGAACATTCAATGAAGACATTCCAATCTATGCTTTTACAAAAACAGTAGCATCTAGAGGAATGAGTTTTGAAATTGTGTCCACAGCATTTAAAGGAGCAGAAACTCCCTACGAAGAACCACCAGTTCCTGGAAATCAACTAGGATTTATCTATCGAAATGATGGGTCTGGTCCTGGTAGTGCTAACACTGGATTCTATCTAATGTTCAAACAAGGTAGCTTGGAGCTTGCTGATTTCTCAATTGAAGCCCCAACAACAAATGAAACAGTTGCCGTTGATGCCACAGGAATCAACAACGAAGATGTATGGGTATACAAATTATCAGCAAGCGGTGTTCAGTTAGATCAATGGACAAAAGTAGACAGTCTAACAGGAAATAACATTGTTTACAACAGTGTCAGTCAGGGCATTCGAGACATTTATTCTATAGTAACCAAAGACAACGACAAACTAGACCTTGTGTTTGCTGACGGGATTTATGGAAACTTGCCGCAAGGAGCATTCCGAGCATACTACAGAGTTAGTAACGGATTAAATTATACTATTTCGCCAACTGAACTGAGAGGTATCAATATCTCTATTCCGTACATTAACAAGCGCGGTGAAGAGCACAACATTACCATAGGACTTGCCTTGCAATACACTGTGGCAAACTCTGCTGCATCAGAATCAACAGATGCTATCAGAGCCAATGCTCCTGCAAATTTTTACACACAAAATAGAATGATTACTGGGGAAGATTATAATCTAGCTCCCTTAACTAGCAGTCAAAATATTTTAAAAATTAAATCAGTAAACAGAGTAAGCTCTGGAATCTCTAGAAACTTTGACGTTATTGATGCCACTGGTCGATACAGTTCAGTAAATGTATTTGCCGACGACGGTTACCTTTACAAAGAAGAGATTGAAAAAACTTTATCTTTTAAATACACCAGCAGAATTGATGCTGTTAATTTTATTAGAAGAAAAGTTGAGCCATCATTTAGCAGCAACGACACTTATAATTTTTATCTAACAAAGTTTGACAGAATACTGTTTACGGATAGTAATGCATCGTGGACTCAAGTAACTTCAAATATAAATTTTTCTACAGGATATTTTAAAAACATTATAGACAACAGTTTATTAAAAGTAGGAAGTTATGCCACTAACAGTTTGAAATATGTGTCCCTGGGATCTTTAATTAAATTTTCTCCGCCAGCCGGATATTCCTTTAAGAAAGGCACGCTGGTTATAACTAATTTATTAGACCCAGACCAAACAAATTATCTATGGACAAAAGTAGTCAAAGTGGTCGGAGACGGCACAAACGCTGGTCGTGGACTACTACCGTCCGGCTTGGGAGCAATTTCCTTTAGCGACAACATTCCAACGGGAGCAATTGCTACTCGAGTAGTTCCTAAGTTTGTTAACGATTTACCTGTTGCTGTTGAGACTGAAATAGTTAATCAAATTTCTCAAGATTTAAACTTTGGATTACGATACAGTGTTTTAGATCAATCTTGGAAAATCATCACTTCAACAAACTTAGATTTATTAAATGATTTTAATCTAGGTAAGACTGGCGATACTACAAATGCAAATCTTGACAGTTCCTGGATGATGGCTTTTATTAAAGAAGCAGATTTTTACAAAATTAGAATTCGCTCAATGAATTATGTATTCGGTAGTATAGATCAAAATAGATTTTACTTTGATTCCAATGAAAAGGAATACAACAATCAATTAGGCCGAGTGGTTAGAGATACTGTTAATGTGTTAGGCATTAACACAGGCAAGGACAGGATTTCGATGTTGAAATCAGAAATCAATTTTCAAATTGATGACACAATAAAATTTGACGATGGTTATGAAAGTATCAGCGAGATAAAATTATCTTTTGCTGATAGTGACGATGATGGAGTAATTGACAATCCGGATTCTTTTGAAGACATAGTTGGAGAAGACAGTCAATTAAGTTTTATTTTCTTAAAAGAGGAATTAGACAATTCCGGATATGTTAACAAAGTGTTAATTGATAATAGCAGCAACCTCATTTTAATTTATCAGAAAGAATCGTTAATTAACATTTCAGATTTCAACAACGGACAGCTAATCTATTTCTGGGATATCAATGAAAATAGAGTCAAACGAGTAGACAGAACCAACAATGTATTGGTATTAGAAAACTCCTATAAAGGTGTAATAGGCAGAGACAAGCTGAAATTTCAATATGTTCACAATGCCAGCATCAATCGAAGAATTGATCCTAGTGCTAGCAACATCATCGATGTTTACATATTGACTAGAAGTTATGATACTTCATTTAGAAACTATCTTGCAGGCGGCGAACTCAAACCAGTAGCGCCTGATAGTGATAGTCTTCGTATTAGCTTTGGAAAAAATCTAGATAGTATTAAATCAATATCCGACGAAGTAATATATCATCCCGTAGAGTACAAGGTACTGTTCGGATCAACAGCAGATGAAAAATTACAAGCACAATTTAAAGTTGTAAAAAATTCAGCCAAGAGCATAAATGACAACGATTTGAAAGTGAGAATTATTACAGCAATCAATGAATTCTTTGATGTTAATAATTGGGACTTCGGCGATAAGTTTTACCTCAGCGAAATGACTACCTATGTAATTAATACAGTAGCGCCTGATGTAAGCAATATGATAATTATTCCAAGACAGTCAACTCAAGAGTTTGGAAGTCTATTTGAAATTCAAAGTAAGAGCAGCGAAATTTTTGTTAGCGGAGCAACCGTTGACGATATTGAAATAGTTTCAGCAATCACCTCGGCAGAAGTAAGAGCAAGTGTTAACAGTATTGTAAGTACAACATAATATGGCAAATAAAAAATTTCCACAAAGTCAAATACCAGTAAGAAAAACTGTAGAATTATTACCTACAGTTTTTAGAACCAGCACAAATGATAAGTTTTTATCAGGAGTAGTCGATCCTCTAGTTCAGCCTGGGGTATTACAAAAGTCAGTAGGTTATATAGGCAGAAGATATGGAAAAACTTATAACAGTTCTGATATCTATGTTGACTCTGATGAGACCTTAAGAAGTAGGTATCAATTAGAACCGGGAGTTGTTTATGCTAAAGATCAAAAAGTAACCAACTATTATGACTATCTCGATTTTAAAAATCAATTAAAGTTTTTTGGTAACACCCAAGAAAGAGACGATCTTTTTACTGCTCAGGAACACTACACCTGGAACCCTCCGATTGACTGGGACAAATTTATAAATTATCGAGAGTATTACTGGATTCCTAGCGGCCCACCGGCAGTTCAAGTGTTGGGCCAATCTTCTAAAGTTGTTAGTACCTATAAAGTTAAATCTTCTCTTAACTCTTTTATTTTTACCCCAGATGCATTTACTAATAATCCAACGTTGACTTTGTACAGAGGTCAAACATATAAATTTAATGTCAATCTTCCCGGAGATGGATTTGTAATTAGAACCAGCTATGATACTGGATCTTTATTATTTGATCCGGCTAAAACTTATTTTCCTGGAAGCATAACTGTTTATGATAATAAATTATGGAAGGCCTTGGTTGAAGTATTGCCCACCGATGGCAGCAGCATTGACTTAGAGTCTCAGGACTGGGAATTTTTAGAAATTGTATCGAGTCAATCAATTTCTCTGGACTATTTTAAAGGCGTTAAAAACAATAAGACAGAAACAGGAACAGTTACATTTGAAGTTCCCTACGATGCTCCTGATGTTCTATATTATCAAAGCGTGACATCTCCAAACAAGTTTGGACGAATGATCATTGCCGACATCGAAACAAATACCAAAATTGATATAGAAAAAGAAATCATCGGCAAAACAAATTACAAAAGTGGAAACGGGATTGAATTCACTAACGGATTAATTGTAGAATTTGATGGCGAGGTTGTGCCAGCTCAGTACTCGACAGGGGAGTGGCTAGTTGAAGGTGTGGGAAATAGAATAACACTGACTAGATTTAGCGATCTTGTAGTTCCTGTATTGACTGGCGATACTCCTGAGGTATTATTTGACAATGAAGGATTTGATACCCAGCCGTTTGACGATGCATCGGCATTCCCTGGAATTAAGGATTACACAACTATTAGCAAAGACAGCCAGGACAGAAATCCATGGTCACGCTACAATCGATGGTTCCACAGAAATGTACTAGAATATTCATATCGTCTAAGAGGACAAGACTTTTCAGCTGACGAATCCGCCAGAGCCAAAAGACCAATCATAGAATTCCAACCAAATATAAAATTATACAATCATGGAGCTGTGGCTAAATCCAGTGTGGATTATATTGATAATTTTACAGACGATATATTTTCTAAAATTGAAGGCAGCACAGGATATAACATTGACGGCGAATCGCTATTTGAAGGAGCAAGAATACTGGTCACGGCTGATACTGATTTGTTGGCAAATAATAAAATATACAGAGTTACATTTATAACACACAATGGTAGAAAACAAATAAGTTTAAAAGAAGCTGATGATGCTTTTTCTCTAGCAGACGAATGTGTATTAATCCGACGAGGCAAAAATAATGCAGGATTAATGCAGCATTATGATGGAGTTTCTTGGAAAGCAAGTCAGCGAAAAAGCAAAGTAAATCAAAGTCCGCTTTTTGATGTATTTGATTCCAACGGAGTAACTTTTTCAGACGCAGATACTTATCCCGTGAGTTCGTTCGTTGGGTCTCCTTTGTTGTCGTATAAAGTTGGCAACAGTGTCACTGATCCAGAATTAGGTTTCAGCCTAAGTTATCAAAAAATTGATAACGTTGGAGATATCTTGTTCAAATGGAATTGGGATGTTGATACATTTTATTATACTCTAAACCAAACGCAATATAGCAATAAAATTTCTACTGGTTTTTACAAGAACACATTAGAAAATCAATATTTAAATTCCTGGAGCAAATTAAACACTAGATTTGTCCAACCTATAATTGACAGTCAATTGGTTTCTACAGCAACCAACACGTTACAATTTAATACCATAGATTGGGCGCAATTAATTTCAGAGCCAACAATTAAATTTTACGTAAACGGAAAACAATATACTGGAACATATACAAGAACCGGCGGGATCTTTACATTCAGCACAACGTTTGCAGCAGCTGACTCAATTACAGTAAAGGTGATTACTGAGCTTGAACCCGACGAAGGCTATTATGAAATTCCCGCGGGTCTAGAAAAAAATCCGTTCAATTCTGATCTCTCAGAATTTACTCTAGGCCAGGCAATAGACCATATTACAACCTCGGTAGAATTTGATGAAAGTTTCTCTGGAGTCATTCCTGGGGCATCAAATCTTCGAGATCTAAACGAATACAGATTATTTGGCAAACGATTTTTAAAACATGCAGAGATTGCACCTCTAGCAATCTCTTTGCTTTGCGATAAAACTGTTAATATTTTTAAGGCTCTACAGTACGGAAATAAATCCTACACAGTTTTTAAAAATAACTTTTTAAAGCGAGCAACAGAAATTGATTTTAACAACAACATACCTGATTTTGTAGACGATGTTATTGCTAGCCTAAGCAAAGTAAAAACAACAACTAGTCCGTTTGCAGACAGCGATATGATAGGTAGCGGAGCATTTAACTTAATTCGATATGTGGTCGAAGATGACGGTATCAAAACATTTAGCCTTACAGAAAAATTTAATCTAGACCAATTAAGTAGACGTGCAATTTATATCTATATAAACAATAAGCAGTTAGTCAATGACACTGATTACGAGTTTGATTTTACTTTTGGATTTGTAAGAATCAACGTTAATTACCCAACAGCTATTGGCGACATCATTGATATCAGAGAGTATGTAACGACATCAAGTAGTTTTATACCACCAACACCTACTTCAATGGGACTTTACAAAAAGTATACTCCAATGAAGTTTGTAGACGATACCTATATTTCTCCTAAAGAAGTTATTCAAGGTCATGATGGTAGTATCACAATTGCCTACGGTGACTATCGAGATGACTTGTTATTAGAATTAGAATATAGAATCTACAACAATATAAAACACAATTATGATAGTTCAGTATTTGACATTGACGAAGTACTTGGCGGATATAACACTGTTGGCGAGTATACCAAACCTCAATTAGATGAAATTGTTTCTCAAAATTTTCTTAAATGGGTAACTAACACCAATATTGATTATATCAACAATATCTATTTTGACAGTGAAAATTCCTTTACATACACTTATTCAAACATGGTCGACCCTACTGGTACACAGAATCTACCAGGATATTGGAGAGGAGTGTATCAGTGGTTCTATGACACTGACCGCCCACATAGATGTCCTTGGGAAATGTTAGGATTCAGTCAAAAACCATCTTGGTGGGATAGCGAGTACGGCCCTGCTCCGTACACTAGGAACAACCTAATATTATGGGAAGATCTAACCAACGGAGTGATTCGTCAAGGATCTCGAGCTGGTACACATCCTAGATACAAACGTCCTACATTGTTGTCACACATACCAGTCGATGCCGACGGTAAGTTACTGAGTCCCTTAGATTCCGGTCTTGCCGGTAATTTTACTTTGATCAATAATAGAGGATCGTTTAATCTAGGAGATATTGGCCCAGCTGAATACGGCTGGAGATCTAGTTCTGAATGGCCTTTTGCTGTGATAATGGCAATGTGTCTGATGAAACCATTTAAATATATCTCTGCCCAATTAGATAACTCAAGAGTAAAGACAAACCAGTTAGGGCAAACTATTAATGTAATTACTAACTCGTTTATAAAGTTAAATGATGTCCTCGACTTAACAGAAACAGCAATCACTGGTGGACTAGTTCAGTATCTTACAGGATATGTAAAATCAAAAGGTCTCGACTATTCAACTATTGTAGACACGGTGCAACACATTGATGTTAGACTGTCATCTAGACTTTCTGGTTTTGTTGACAAGAAACAACAAAAATATCTACTTGATTCCAAAAGCCCTAATAGTTCCAGCGGAACAGTTTTTATTCCGCAAGAAAACTATGATGTTATATTCAACGTAAGTTCTCCGATCAATAATATAACTTATAGTGGTGTGATTGTAGAAAAAACTGAATCAGGTTGGACCATCAACGGGTACGACGACATTGCTCCGTATTTTAATTATTACAAAGCAGTGCCTAATCAGAAGGACCCGCTGATATCAGTTGGAGGCGTCAGTGAGAGATTTATTGACTGGCAGGGTGCTCAATTATACAACAACGGTCAACTTGTGAGATACAACAGTGTATATTATCGAGCTTTAAAAACACATACAAGTTCAGATACATTTGAAACAACTAATTGGGTCAAGCTAACCAGTATTCCGCAAGTGGGTGCGGTTGAAGCGTTCCGTAGAAGAAATTTTAATACTTTTAAAATTCAAAGACTCAGCTACGGCACTACTTTGATTACTAGACAAGATGTTATAGATTTTTTATTAGGCTACGAGGCGTATCTAAAATCTGTAGGATTTGAATTTGAAAATTACAACACGGAAGTTCAAGTAAACGAAGACTGGGGAACCTCAGTAAAAGAATTCCTGTTTTGGACCAAACAAGACTGGCCAGTTGGCTCACTATTAACATTGAGCCCTGCCGCTAACAAATTAAAAATTAACATATCAGTTGGTGTCGCAGACAGTCTTTTAGACGGATTCTATGATTATAATGTATTGAAAGGTGACGGTAAGCCGTTGCTACCTAGTTTCATAAACGTAACTAGAGAATTCCAATCATTGACGGTTGAAACTACCGGAACTACTGAAGGCATCTATTATTTGAAATTATATTATGTGCTAAAAGAGCACGTGGTAGTATTCACAGATAAGACAGTGTTCAACGATATCATTTATGATAAGACAACCGGATACCGTCAAGAAAGAATAAAGGCTCAAGGATTTAAAACCACTGACTGGGATGGAGATTATACCAGCCCTGGATTTTTATTTGATAATGTAGATATCACTGCCTGGAAACCGTGGACCGATTACAAACTAGGCGACATCGTTGCATATAGAAGTTATAATTGGACCAGTCTTATAACTCAAAGCGGATCGGAAGTCTTTAATGAGTCAACGTGGTCTAAATTAGATTCGTCTCCTGAAAAACAATTGATTCCTAACTTTGATTATAAAATAAATCAAATCTACGATTACTATAATGTTGACTCTCAAGGAGTGGGACAAGAACAGCGCGATCGTGCAAGACACGCCCTTGGTTATCAGACTAGAGATTACCTACAAAATCTAGCAGAAGACCCGGTTACCCAGTTTCAATTGTATCAAGGATTTATTCGTGAGAAAGGAACAGCCAACGCCATTACAAAAGTATTTGATAAACTGAGCAGAACACCAGAATCAAGTATTGAAATAAACGAAGAGTGGGCGTTCCGTATTGGAAAATTTGGAGGAATCGATCAGCTAACCGAGTTGGAATTTAATATAGCAAAACAAAATTTTGTATTAAATCCACAGCCGTTGTTAGTAACAGAATATCAACCGTCGATCGATGTTGATCAAAATTATAGAATTACAAAAGCTGATTTCACAATTGAGCCATTGCCATATACCACGCTAGTTAACCCAGTGTCATTAGATGCTGAGCCAATAAAGACCGCAGGATATGTCAACGACAATCAAGTTGACCTAGTACTAGCTTCTAGATCTGATCTACTAACAACTGACATTAATCAGTTAGTTGAAAACAGCCATATCTGGATTACGTTTGATTCACAATCTTGGAACGTTTTGAGATTCAATCAAAGCCCAGTACTCAACATAGAGAATATATCTAAAACTGGTCGGGTAGTAACCGTTACACTTTCAAGAAGACATAACTTTGTTGTTGGAAACATTGTTGGAATTCGTGACGTGGTTAACCTAACGGGATTCTTTGAAATCACAGCCGTAGACTTAACAACAATTTCCTTTACAGTTGGCGCTGCTGTACAAAATCCAGAATGGGATATTAGTACAATCCTGTCATTGTATATTCTAACAGAGTGTAGACATGATTCTTATCAAAGTGTAAATCCTCAAGAAATTGCATTATTTAAAAATGATTCAAAATTATGGGTTGACAACAACGGATCGGATCGTTGGGAAGTAATCAACAAGAAAATTCAATACACAGATTACAAGGTAACAGATTACGGAATTACTAGTCCGCTATATTTGGGATCTAAAGTTCTGTACGACGAAAAATTAAAACAAACAATAGCCAGCATTCCGGGATCCGGGTATGTGATGTGCTATGTTGAAGGTCTAGTTAACTTAGAATTAAAACAAATCATTGCACCACCCAACGGATTTGAATCTAATGTACTAGGAAGCTTCGGCACAAAAATGGCATTGTCGCCTGACAGCAGATTTTTAATAATTGCAAGTCCTGGTGCTAACAATGTAGACAATGATTATGTTGGAGAGTATTCCCCAACAGCAAGATATTTAGAAGGCGATATAGTATTATATGCTGGCAAGCTATGGAAAGCAGTCAAAGATATAAACGGTGACGGTAGCTCTATTAGTATAGCCACCGAGGACTGGACAACGGCAACAAGTATACCTGCTACTCCGGTCAGTCGCGGTGCTGGCTACTCTAGCCAAGGCATGATTTCTATATACGAATACGTTGACCAACAATGGAGTATTCAAGACTCGTTCGTTAGCCCACGCCCTAGTAATGCAGAATTATTTGGTTCTGAAGTGGCAATCGGAATCAGTGGCAACAAATATTACATGGCAGTATCCGCAATTGGATCACTGGACAATCGAGGTAGAGTTTATCTCTACGTGTATGACGGCGAATGGAAGCATTTAGAAAATCAAAATTATAAAGGAATTTATGATCAGTCACCGTCAATGGATTACCCTCGAGGATCGATTGTTTGGTATTCTGGTCAATTGTGGGAAGCAGTCAATGATACGTTTGGTGATGGCAGTACAATAAGCGTTAACAACCAAGATTGGCAACAATTATCAGCAGTCTCAACACAGTGTTCATTGCCTCAAAATATTGCCCTTGACGATGACGGATCAACACTGGCACTAGGATTGATTAACGACAATCAAATGGCCGAACTAGTAAAACAAGACGATCAGTTCGGCACAAGCCTAGCAATGAGTAGAGATGGTGGAATTCTAGTCATTGGCGCCCCAAACAGCGACGGTCAATATTTTGTTAATTACCGCGGGATTTGGAGACCTGATATCGAATACGTTGAAAATGAAGTGGTATCATACGACAATTATTATTATAAATTAACTCAACGAATTAACGAAACCGCCGACTCTACAACACGCAGCTATAACGAAGTTCCACTTGGTAATCCTTGGGAAATAGTAGGAGACAGTTCAACCGAGTCCTCTGGAAAAATATACATTTATCAAAGATCAGTATTGGGAGTTTACGAACTCAAACAAACTATCAACAGCGGATCAATGTCAATGTTTAACGACATCGACTCCGGCGACATTGTTAGTTCGGGTGATAAATTTGGCTACAGTTTAGATATAGATTACAGCGGATCTACTCTAGTAGTATCAAGTCCTCAAGCTGATAATAATTTACAAAATCAAGGCAGTGCTTATGTATTCAGAACAGACGGCTATGCTCCTGTCGAATTCCGATTAAAACAAAAATTAGAAAGCTTTGAACAGTACCCTAATGAATTTTTTGGGCAAAGTGTACAGATCAGTGCCAACACTGAAAAAATTGTCATCGGTGCAAAAAATACTCCGTTTGCTGTGCCTTTAAGAATTGACAGCACACAAGGCACCACGTTTGATAAATCTAGAACTAGATTCATTGAATCACAGGGATACAGTGGCGCAGTGTATGTATTTGAAATTAAAGACAGTGTTTATCTATTGGCAGAGAAATTAGAAACTGACTTTACTCCATATGAAAGCTTTGGGTATAGTGTTGATGTTTCGTCATCAACTATTGTTGTTGGCTCGCCTGACTGGAAAAACTTTAACACTGGTGCTAAATCTGGTTCTGTAAGATTGTTTAAAAAATCTGAAGGCATTTCTTCGTTGACCATTCTAGCTCAACAGCAGCCAGTAATTGATATTAACAAAATTAAAAGTATCTCATTGTATGACACCACGGATAATTTCAAAATACAGGATATTGATTACGTTGACCACGCTAAATTAAAAATTCTCAACAGCGCCGAGCGAGAAATTAGATTTAAGACATTATATGATCCAGCAACATATACAATTGGAACTGACGAACAATCTGTAGATGCTGGTCAAAACTGGACTAACAAATTCGTTGGGCAGTTGTGGTGGAACTTATCTAAAGCAAAGTGGAAATACTACGAACAGGGAGATCTTACCTATAGATTAGGAAATTGGAACTCGTTAGCTGTTGGTAGTTCAATCGAAGTATGTGAGTGGGTTGAAACTCCGTTGTTGCCGAGTGAATGGGCATCGTTGGCGGATACCAATGAAGGCATTGCTAACGGAATTTCCGGCCAGCCAGTTTATCCCAACGATGATGTGTATTCCGTTAAGGTGCTATACAGTTCTGTGACCGGAGCACCTACTGACACATTGTATTATTATTGGGTCAAGAATAAGACAATAGTTCCTTCAACAACTGGTAGAAATATCTCAGCAGCCTCAGTAGCTAATTTAATTGCAAACCCGGCAGCATCTGGGATAGCATTCATTGCCTTTATTGATCAAGATAAATTTTTAACATACAATATTGCATCAGTTATTGGATCTTCAACAGCAACAGTTAACATACAGTTTAAGAAAAATGCTTACGAATTAAATCAAACACACAACGAGTATCAATTATTAACTGAGGGAGTTACCAACAGTCTTCCTTCGGCTAAATTAGAAACTAAATGGTTTGATAGCTTAGTTGGTTATGACCAGGCCGGTAATAGAATACCAGATACAGCACTAGCTCCAAAACAACGATACGGAATCAGTTATCGTCCTCGGCAAAGTATGTTTATCAACAGACTGGCTGTTCTAAAAATCTTAGTTAATAATGTAAACTCCATCCTACAAAAAGAAGCATTTGCAGATGTAATTAGTTACGGTAATCTAAATTTAATTGATACTGCACCAACACAGGCTTTAAAATTGTACGATGTTGCAGTAGACACTGATGCTGATCTTATCGCAGTTGGTACCGTAAGAACCAAACAAGCAAAACTACAATTGAATATTGTTGACGGTCAAATAGATACAATTGATGTACTAGATACCGGAGCTGGATACAAAATAGACCCGCCAGTGATCATTGACGGTGACGGAACCGGCGCAGCAGCGACCGCTGTTTTAGATAATCAAGGTAGAATAATTCGAGTTGATATTACATCTCGAGGCAAGCGATATAATACTGCAATTGCCACAGTACGGCAATTCAGTGTGTTGGTCAATACCGACTCAACAGCTAATGGATTCTGGAGCATCTATGCTTGGGACGATCAACGAAAGAATTTCTTCAGAAGCGCATCTCAAGCATACGACACAACTCGATACTGGGAATATACCGACTGGTATCTTCCAGGATACGGCACTGGTACTCGACTGGTTAAAGAAATCTTAAATGTATCTGAAGAGTATACTATCAATGTTCAAATAGGTGACATAATCCAAATCAAAGAATATGCCACAGGCGGCTGGGCATGGTTTGAAAAGATTTCCGACTCTGGAAATACATTCCTAGATAGATACAAAATTGTAGCTAGAAAGTTAGGTACAATCAAATTAAAAGATACCTTGTACAATATCAATACTGCTGGTATTGGATATGATAATACCTCTAGTTTTGACACAGGCTTTTATGATATTGAAAATTCAGCAGAATTAAGAAATATACTTACAGCAATTAAAGAAGATATCTTTATAGGCAATTATAGTGTTGAATGGAACAAGTTATTTTTTACCTGCATCAGATATGTATTCTCAGAACAATTATATGTTGATTGGGCATTTAAAACTAGTTTCTTAACTGCCATTCACAACGTTGGCGCACTAGAACAGCGATTAAATTACAAAAATGATAATTTATCTAGCTTCCAGGATTATATCAACGAAGTCAAGCCTTATAGAACCACAGTACGTGAATATGTTAGCAGATACAACAGTGTTGAACCAGTAGGGATGGCATCTACAGATTTTGACTTGCCGGCTGTGTTTAACAAAGCAGAAGGAAAAATTGTACCGGTTAATCAAAATAATGATCAAATTAATCAATATCCGTGGAAGTGGTGGAAAGACAATTTTGGATATAGTATTGTAGATATTCAAGTTGCTGACAGCGGAGACGAATATACGACTGCACCTCGGGTCTTAATTGTTGGTAACGGTACAGGTGCAACAGCTCAGGCATACGTGTCGAGTGGCAAAGTCTCTGGTATCAAACTTCTTACACCTGGGTCGGGTTATACCTATGCTCCGACGATTTCTTTAATTGGCGGTAATTCCACTGGCGCCCCAACAGCTAAAGCAGTTGCTATCCTAGGCGATAACAAGGTTCGAACTTTCAACCTTTCAGTTAAATTTGATAGAACTTCTAAGGAAGGAACATACAACACGTTAACTCACACGCAGACTTTTACTGCAACGGGTAATACTGCAATCTTTAATTTAAGTTACGCACCTACTAGAGATAAAAGCAAGATTAAGATTGTAAGAAACAATCAAGTAGTGTTGTCGAACGAATATAATATCAATTTATATATTTCCAAGGATACTGGATATAGTTTATTGAAAGGAAAAATTCAATTCGTAACAGTGCCAACAGCCGGCGAAGTAATCACAATAACCTTTGAAAAGAATGATTCATTATTAGATAGTGTTAACAGAATTAACAAATACTATTCTCCTACAGCAGGAATGATCGGTAATGAAATTAATCAGTTAATGACCGGCATTGATTATGGCGGAGTGTCGATACAAGGAACAACATTTGATATTACTGGCGGTTGGGACGCACTTCCATGGTTTACAGATAACTGGGACTCAGTAGAATCTAGTTCTGACTATTACCACATTGCTGACGGATCAACAAATTATGTTGTGTTACCTTTTGTACCAGCTGCTGGACAGCAGATTACAGTTTATATAAAACGTCAAGGCCGATCAACTTCAACAAGAATTGATGATAGCAACTATACTGAAAATTGGGATTCATCTGTCTCTACAAATCCTGAAGCTCAAATGCCAACTTTTGTTGGAGACGGGTCAACGGCACTTGTAGAAATTGGAAGATATATTCAAACTTTTGCAGGCGATACTCTGATCTTTAGACCAATCGAAAGCGATGGATCTGTGACTATAAATGATCCTAATCTCTTAGATACAAAAATTAGCGGAGGATCGCTGGGTGCAATGAGCGGAGCCTATGCTACTGCTACTGGCAAAACGCCGGAAGAAATAGTAATTGAAGGCGGCAAATTTATTGGTCCGGATCAAATTGCTGCACCAGAGGAAAACATTCCAGGCCAAGTGCTTGATAGCTTGTCAATTAAGGTGTTTCAACTTACTAGAACCGGTGCTCCATTGATCAAAGCCACAGTTATTCCATCCGACGGATCAACACGATTCTTTGACATAGGAGTTAACATACTTGAAGCAAACTCGGTGTTGGTGTACATTGATAAAGTAAAACAAACAGATTACGAACTAAATTTGAAAAACAAAGAAATTGAATTTACTTCACCACCTCCTGCCGGCGCAATCATTGAAATCATTGCAATTAGTATTGGCGGACAATCTCTGTTAGATTATCAAGAATACGAAGCAGACGGTAATACTAATTTGTTTTTAACAAATGCAAATTATGTAGATACTAGTTCAGTATTTGTTACCATCAACGGTGATCAAGTAGATGCAGGATTTATTAACAGTACTGGTGAATTTGAGATTACAGAAAAATCTGTAGTTCAGCTTGGGATCAAACCACCAGAGAGAAGCATCGTAAAAATTATTGCACTTGGTGTAAACACAGACATAGACTCCACTGGACTGTCGGTAGTAAGAATAAACAAACAGACAGCTATCTATGAGGGAAGTACACGAAGTTTTGATCTTGATAATTTTGTAAATCTTCAAAGAGCATCTGCACTGTCATCGGTAATAGTTGAAGTTAACGGAGTTGCGTTAAGAGGAGTTGACAGCGTTAACGCAGAGTATGACGGGACTCAAAACAAATTTATATTAGGTGTTGATCCCTACGAACCAGCTGGAACGATTCTTCCAACAAATATACGAGTGTTTGTCAATGGACAGTTATTAACATTTATTGAAGATTACACATACGACGGTACACTAAAAGAATTAGAAATTGCATCTTCAAAATTAACAAAGGGTGATCAAATACTCATTGAAAACGATTTCCGTACAGAATACTATGTTGTAGGAAATAATATTGCTATTATTGATACATACCCGCTAGTTGATGGATCCCAAGTAGATATAACTTGGTTCTCAGAGTACCCATCGATGAAAATAATTGCTGATGAGTCAACAGGTGGAAAGGTTGCGTATCGATTAAAATATACCCCAATCAGTATAGATTTTATTTGGGTTTATAAAAATGGTATTAGATTAACATCTGACCAAGACTATTATGCTGATCTTTCGAGGAATGCATTGTATCTAACTCAACCATCAACTACTGACGATTTAATTAAAATAGTTTTGTTTGGCGATCAAGTATACAAACAGCCAGTAGCTTTTGAAATTTATAAAGATATGTTGAATGGTTATCAGTTTAATCGATATTCTATAAATTCAGTTAAACTAGCCAAGGATTTAAACTACTACGACACAACTATCACTGTCACAGATGCGTCGGAACTGACCGAGCCAATTTCTTCTAGAAATATTCCAGGTATTGTTCATATTGCCGGTGAAAAAATTGAATATATGTCTAAAGTAGGAAATACATTATCTCAACTACGTAGAGGAAGTGCTGGATCAGCTATTTCAACTAGGTATATCATCGGAACACCGGTTGTTGACGTAGGATATCAAAATACAATACCTTACAACGAAACACAAGATCAAATAGATTTTGTCAGTGACGGCAGCACAGTGTTAATAGGACCGTTGGATTATGTTCCTTCTAAATCAGTAAAATCCAACTGGTACAGAAATAATATTCCTAGTACATATGGGCCTTGCGACCAAGTTGAGGTATTTGTTGGTGGAAGAAGATTACGCAAAGATCCAATAGCGGTATACACCGAATTACTAGGAGATAGCAGTCCTACGGCAGATACTCAGATAGAAGCAGAATTTTCTGTAAACGGAAGCGGTAATTATATACGGTTATCGCAGGCAGTGCCGGCAGGAACACGTATTTCTGTAATTAAAAAGATGGGAAAATTGTGGTACAATCGCGGTGAAAACACAGCAAGTAGTGGAATAACGCTGTTAGAAAACAACACATCGATTGTTAATTTCATAGCTCAAGGGGCTAGTGATTTGCCCGAATAAATACTATATGATAGAATCAAAAGAGATTAAAATGCCAGAAAACAAAGACTTAACACAACCTGCAGCCCGACCTAATGAAAACAGTGGATTTCATTTTGAAGGACACATTAAAATATTTGATCCAAAGTCAGGAGAAGTGTTTATTGACAAACGCAACGCCATTCATTACGAGAATATGTCCGTAGCAATGGTTCAAAGTTTGAGTAATCAAGGACAGGGTTTTATATATGAAATGGTGTTTGGAACAGGTGGAACATCAGTGGATCCAACGGGTCTTATTACCTATCTAACGCCAAACACCATTGGCGTAAATTCTAGTCTCTATAATCAAACATATAAAAAAGTAGTCGATGCCAATTCTGCAGAAAATACAGATGCTGTTCGTAACAAAATGGAAGTTCGGCATATTAGTGGAGCAACATATAGTGACATTTTAATCAGTTGTTTATTGGACTACGGCGAACCTTTAGATCAAGAAGCATTTGACAACAGTGTAGACCTAAGTGGAAACTTTGTCTTTGACGAGTTGGGACTACGCTCTTATAGTTCTAGCGGAACTGGAAAATTGTTGACACATGTAATATTCCATCCAGTACAAAAGTCGTTGAATAGATTAATTCAGATCGATTACACAATTCGTTGCCAGAGTTTAACTGGCTTCTCAGAGGTTTAATAAATGCCATATATTGTAAATTTTACAGACAAGGAAAATAAAAGTCCTATAACGGTATTTGATAACACTTCAAGTACAGACACAAGTTTAATTTTTCCAGGACGAAATGTCACTGGCTACGGACAAATTATTGCTGAAAATTTTCTTCACATATTAGAAAATTTCTCTAGCGGATCAGCACCAGTTAATCCAGTTGAAGGCCAGCTATGGTATGACAGTCTCAACGGAGTTTTACAGATTTGGGATAACACTGCTTGGAAAGCCGCTTCTAACATTCAAAAGTCTGCTACCGCTCCATCAGTCGAGACTTCAAAGATTGGCGAATTGTGGGTTGACACCACTAACCAACAATTAAGAATCTATACTGGAACTCGTTGGATTTTAGTAGGTCCTAGTGAAAGCTCAGTAGACGGTCTCAGATACGGTCCAGCAGTTGAAAGAATTCCTGACTCAGATAACAGTGATCGATCCATCTTAATCTTTTATATTGCTGACGTTCCTGTTATTATTTTTTCAAAAGATAGTTTTACTCCCAAGGTTGAAATTGCCGGATTCGTCACAATCAAAGCCGGTATTAACATTAATATCCCAGCAACAAATACTGAGATAGAAAAATTTGTTGGCGGATTTATTCCTAAATTATATGGAACAGCCACCAGTGCAGATGCATTAAACATTGGCGGAGTTGAAGTAGCATCTGGAAAGTTTTTAAGATCTGACACAGTTAACACCACAGACTTCGGATTTAATATTCGAAACAACACAGGTCTTACATTGGGTGTAGACGGAACTTTTAATATTTCGTCTTCGCCAACAGCCGCAAAAATTTATAACAGCGCATCTGGAAGTTCATTAGACCTACAGGTTAATAGAAATGGAACCCCCAGCACAATTCTAAGAATTTTAGATAACCGAGTTGGTATTAACAAAGCCAGTCCAGACCAAGCTCTTGATGTTGATGGAAACATTGCATTAACTGGAACTTTGATAATAGATAACGTATCAGAAAGTACCAACTTAAACAACGGTAGTATTCAAACTGCTGGCGGCGTTTCTATTACAAAGAATCTAATAATAGGCACAACATTAGATGTAACTGGTGTTACCCAAGTTACTACTTTACAACCAAGAACCACTGACATCTACGATAACGGAACTTCGTTAAAGAGATGGAACACTGTTAGAGCAAAAACAATTATTGCTGATGAAATACAAGGTGTCTTGACAGGAAATATTAACGGAAATGCAAACACAGCCACTAACTTAAAAACAGTGACTACATTTCAACTAGCGGGAGACGTTGTTAGCCCTCCCATACAGTTTGACGGACAAGTAGGTAGTTACTCTAAGGTGTTTACGACTGCA